TGATCCCTGCCATACCTCTATCTTATCTCCCTGTGCTTCATCAAGATCATACAAATTTCTATGTGCTAAGAATAAAGGTGTACCCCAACCAAAAGTATAAAGTAGTGGTAAGTCATGTAATTCTCTTGTTATTTTCTTTGATCTCCATGCATGGCCCATTCTCCTATCAAGTTCGTCTTCCTTCCTATTGATTATCTTTTCAACTTGTGTTTTGTTTGGACTTGATGTTGCTGTTATTGGTATTCTAAGGAAATCTGCTACATCGCCTGCTGTACAATACGTAGTTACCATACTATATATTAAACACTAATGTATATAAATTTACTTAAAGACTACAGTTACTTCAGCACTACCATCACAGTCAGCGAATATACCATTCTCGAATCTCCTATGTACATTCTGATAATTTCCCTCTATGGCTGTAAATATAGTGAATTCTACAGGTGTTGCACTTGCATCTATTCCATTTCTAAACTCGATTTTATTTGAACCAGTTCCTTTCTTTGTGACAAAAACTGCCACCAGAACGCCATGATTTCCCTTTATTAATGTGTCTGAGTTAAATGAAACTACATTATGATTAAGCTCTACCATACTGACTTATTATAAATGTGAATATATATAAAGTTTACCAAAGTAAAGAAAAAAAATGGGCTGTTTTGGACTCTAGTAGCCTATGACTAGAAACTCGAATACCTTCGAATTTACTAACGCTGAGGCGTTTGGTACTTCTGCTAAGATATTACCATTACCTGAACCAGTAAAAATTTTGATCTTTTCATTGGTCTTGTCGTATTGTACTACTAGTTTTGAATCCGTATATGATGGAATCACTGCAACTAGTGTAGATATTCTGCCCTCTTTGAGGTCAGCAGACACTCCGTTGGTCGCATAGTTATCAGAAGCACCGAAGGTGACTTTGATAGCATACACTCGCAGTTTTGAAACCAAAGCTGCTTGCCATGAGAGAGTTTTTCTCACGTTAGCGTTTGTCCAATCTGATGAGCTGATTGTTATTGCCATTGATATGTAGAGAAGTTAAAGACTTATAAAGATTACTTCCACCAAGTACCTAATAATTCAATTCCAGTAATGGTTTCTATTAATATAGAACCAAATAGGAATATTATTACTAAATCCCTTGCCTTCGCTAATTTCTCGTTATGATATAATTGTACCATAAATCGAGGTATTATATATACTTATAAAGATTACCTACAATTATTTAAAAAAAGAAAAATTTGGCCGAAGCCATTCAATTTTATTCTAGAGTTTTATATCTCTAATCTTACCCTGTGATTTGAAGTGTCTACAAACAGTTTCGCCCATAGTCCTGAATACACCTTTCTCAACAAATGCGTTGTTGACAAATGGATATCCTGGTGAACGTCTTGTTGCTTCGTAGTACTCTGTTGGGATTGCGATTTGGATACCGATTCTTGGGTAACCATATCCTTCTGCGTCAGATGTATCGAATGCGAATAGTCTTCCGACTTCACTGGCATCGCCAGAGTCGCTTGGTGCATCCTTGCTTGGGATAAATGGAATTCCATAGATTGAATCTACGTGAATACCAACGCCTGTTCCTTTGAATGTCTGGATACCGTTTACGTCTACCTGTACGAGTGCCTCACCATATGGGTTTGGAATACGAACAGAAGGCATATACAGCCCTTGTATTTCAGAGTATACCTCATGAGAACCTAGCCATACATTTGGATCTTTACCAGCAGCAATCCTAATCTTTCGTAAGAAAGATCTTAGAGTGTCGTCAGTTAAGACTCCGTTTGTACCGATTGTTCCAGAAGCTGATTCAACTGTACTGTCGAATGTTGAAGAACTATCTCTATCAATGGTTGCGTTGGCAGCCCATGGATCATAAGAACCAGTTGTTGATGCACCTAACGCAGTTTCTTCTGCATTGGATGAAACAATTCTGTCTAATGACTCAAAGTCTGTTGTTCCAGCGTTTGTACCAGATCCAGAAATACCTCCTTCTACGTCTGCAAGTAGTTGTCTGTTAAGGAATTCTTTGTGTTGTACTGCCATGTATAATCTGAGTGAACCTAGTCCTCCCCAAATATCATCCTTGCTGTGTGTTGCCAACCATTCCATTACTTCTGATGCACTGAAAGGCAGCTGTGCTGTCTTTGGTCGAACATCAATTTCTTGTAGTGTTGGTTTTACGGTTTCAGCAATGTTACCACCTTCTGCTGTACCACCTAAGGCAGTGTTGCCTTGAGCAGTATTTAGAACTGGCTTTGCAGTAATTACCCTCCATCCAGACTTATCCCATGGATACTTTGGTAAAATACCAAATGCGTTAGCCTCTAAGTTAAGTTGAGCCCATGCATACGCTCCATAGATTGCGTTAAAAACGCCCGCTGTGGATGTAGTTGCTGGTGCATCTGCTTTTCTTAAGAGGTTACGATTGTAACCATAGTAGAGTGCTTCAAGCTCATCAATCGTTCTTATTTGAACCATTTTAGAACCCTGCTACCTCGTCTTGTGTTGGTGTGTAATATTTTCCTTTCAGAATGTTTCTTGCGACTGAACTGAGTCCTTCATAACCTTCGGCTCTTGCATCTTTTAGAATTGGGCTAAAGTCTGTTTGACTTCCTCCTGCTTTCTCGATTGCTGCTCCTGGTCTTGGTGTCTCAGTTGTAAAGGTGTGCTGTGACTTTGAAACTAGTCTTGGTTCACTTTTGTGAAGTGGTTTCTCTTGCATTGATGGTGCTGAATCACCTGCTGGTGCATTCTCATTCGCTCTATCATCGTCTAGCCCTGCTTGTTCACCTTGAGGATAAGGTTGTGCTGGAACTGTAATATCAGCTCCTACATCATTATCTGATCCTGTTGTGCCTGCTGGGGCAGCTGGTAGATCGGTTGGAGTCTCTAGAGCTTTGATTCTAGAGTCTATGCCCTGTAGATGTTCTGCAAATTTCGTCAATTGCTCGGATAAACCGTCCAATCCTGTCTTGATTGATGTCTGGAAAGCTTTTTCTTTCTCGTCATCTTTCAGGAATGCTGGTTTCTTGTCTTCGCCTTTTGTCTTCTCGTCTTCTTTCTCGTCTTCTGCTTTGACTTTTTTATCGTCTTCAGCAGCGACTTTATTCTCTTCTTTAGGTTTTTTGTCTTCGTCTGTCATGTTGTTGACTACAGTTATATACAGTAGTTTATATATATTTGTTTATTTTGTTTCCTATAGTGTATATTTTACTCTTAATAGTTATTTGATCAAGTAATTTAATTATATTATACCCTTTTATTGAACGAGATCCCTGTGCACTACTATCAGAACTTGGTGTCTTTTTATCTTCTACTATGTCTGCTAATGCCTTTTCCGTTTCTTCTATTTGATTTTTAACTTCAGTTATCTGTGCTATTGGCTCTGATCCTTGTTGTGATGTATTATAGCCACCTAGACCTCTAACTCCACCATATCTACCCTGTTGCATTCCACTTGAACTACCCTCTTTCTCTTTACCTTCTACTCCATTTTGCATCTGTCCACAGAATGCTCCTGGATTCTTCTTATCTTGATTCTTTGATTCACATTCATCAAAACTTCCTTTACCACCTTTACCATCTGGTATAGGTTTTGTTATTTCTCCATCCTTATGTCCTGGTTTTGGTTTTGTTACATCATCTTTTTCTTTTGGTTGCTGATGACCACTACCTGTCCAACCAGCATCAGTTGTACCTTCATCTTGATCTGCTATTGTTGGGTTTGTCGTGTTTCCTAGCTTTCTTCCAGAACTAGTATCTCTATCTACATCTTGATTATACATAGTATGACGATCTCCCTGTGCATTACTAAAGTCAGGCTTTGTTACATAACATCCAAACTTGTCACATTTGATAAGCATATCACCATTACCAATATCTTCATGTTCTACCATAGCTTTTGACAATGGATTTGTATGAGTTATCAATGCCAATGGAACTGCTGGGTCCTCACATACTGCTACCTCATAATGTTCTAAATCTGTAAGTGCATAAGCAATAGATCCATCTTTCATTTTTACAGGTTCTCTATCTGCCTTTGTTGCTCCACCGAAACTTAATCCCTTGTACTCTCCAGATGTAATCTTCTTCCATATATCATCATCTAATTCATAGTCCTTGTGTATCTTTCCTGTTATCTTAATTGCTGGATATACATTACCCTCTGCATCTTGTGCTTCAGTCTTTGCAAAATTGATACCTTTACCTACAACTCTATTTGAGTGTGTATCTGTGATAGGTGCTCCCCTATCCATCCATGTTGGTAATACTTTATACAATTCATCAACTATAGTTATCTCTCCCTGCTTGTCTTTCATTTCAACTGTTAATAGACCTTCAAAGAATCTTTCTTCACTATCTGATTTAGCCATTAAACTCTTCGTTACTATTGTTCTAAAGAATACCTCATCCATATAGTTTCATACATACTCTTCATTTATAAAGTTAACTCTAAAGGATAAAGGGGGTGTAAAATAATGCCCTCACACCTGTCGATCTTATTCGGCTTCTTTCTTTGCCTTTGTCACTACATAATCAGCAGTAAATCCAATCGTTAGACCTACCAATACTATTCCAGCATCGGTTAATCCATCCACTATTTGGATTTGTGCAAGTGCCAGAGCAGCGAAAACAGCGATAATTAGTGATCCTGCGAGTCGTCTTATAGAATAAGGCTCTCCGTCAGAATGTAACCATCCTCTTAGCGTGTTCAGACCTGCTCCTATTGCTGATGCAAT